GATGGAGTATGGAAGTTACAAGCCAAGGGGTTGCAGAAGCTTGCTGATCTGGATCTGTCGGCTGTGGCTGCGGCCGACTGGACGGCCAACGGCGACGGCCACGCATGGAGCGTGCCGGGCTCGGACGTGCCGGTGTACACCTACGGCACGACGGGGAACAGCATCGACGCCGACGGGTCCAATGGCATCGTTCTGGACCCGGCCGTCGGCAAGGAGTTTGCCGGTGCGACGCAGGACGGGCCGGTGCTTTACCTCAAGGCGACCGACTTCTGGCCGGCTGGGTACGGCACTCACCGGCCCTTGCACGTCTGGGTTGTGATCGACGTGGACGGCGACCCGGGCACGAACGGCGACAGCACGCTGACGCTTGCGTGGACGAAGGATCCGCCGGGTTCGGCGGTCTACTCCTCGCTTGAGTGGGCGGGCCACGCGACCGCCGACGAACTGTTTACCCGACTCGGCCACGGCGGCGGCAACACGGACGGGACGCACTACTCCGACCTGGGCGTGCCCGACTGGATGGGCATCTACGCCAGCGGTCAGAAGATCAACGGCTTCGCCGGGCAGGGCGCTGGCCCGGCCGGCCCCGCAGAGGACGCGTCGGATCGGGTGGCTGTCTCGCCAACGTGGTCGCTGTCGGGCGTTCGCGCGAACATGCTCGGCACGTTCGGCCTAGAGGGCAACAACGGCGTGGTCATCGCCGCGAGCGCCGGCACGGGCGCCTGGGCGACGGCTCCGACGATCAAGCGGATCCGCATTTACGGGATGTCACCATGAGTCGGATCATATTCGCAGCTAGCGGCGAGGCCCTCGACGTTGCCGTTCGCACCATCGACGCCGGGATGCCCCTGTCCGACGACGTGGTCGTGGCTGCGCTGGTTCAATTGGCCGGGCTGGCGGACGACCCCGCCGGGGTCCTGGGCGCGGCGACGGAGGAGATGCAATCGGCGGTGAGCCGGCCGCGTCCGCGCGTTGACCTCGTGAAGAACGAGGGCATCGACGCGCCGGTTGTGGGCACCAGCTGGGACCGGAAGTCGTGACTGACGCCGTCTACAGCCTGCGTGTCCTAGTCGGCATGTCGCTTGCACTCACCGCGTGCTCGCCCGCCGCCCCGGCGGAGCCCGCCAGCCGCCCGCTACGGCTTTGCTTCGACGCCGCCCCCTCCGCGTATGCCCAGGCGCGCGCCGAGGCCGCTGCGGGCGCGTGGGGCTGCGTGACGGTCGCTGAGCACAACTGCGACGCCCGGGTTGCGTGGTCGTCGGCTCCGGTCGTGACCGCGAATGGCACCCCGGGGCTCGCACCCATCCACAAACCACGACGCAGTTTGGTTTACGAACAGTTAAGATTCTAAATAAAACAGTTTTCGTCATTTGAAAAAGTAAAACACTATTTATTTTTGACGAGCTATCGTGTTTGGAGTTAATTTTTATGTCTTCACTATTAGAAGAGGCGATCGTGGACGCCAAAGCCCTTAAGGAAGCAGCATTGAAGAATGCTGAAAACGTTGTATTAGAAAAGTATTCTGGCGAAGTTAAGAAAGCCTTAGATACTTTACTAGAGCAAGAAGAACTAGAAGAGGGTGGCGAAGACGAGGCTCTTACAGAGTTTACAGACGATGTTCCTTACGCATTTCAGAACGAAGAGTTAGATGCTCCAGAAGATGATGAGATCGTTGAGATCGATTTTGATGCTCTCAAGGCTCGTTTAGAAAAGGAAGATGAAGTTGTTGAGGAAGAAGACCTTAACGATGCTCTAGAGATGGCTGACGATATGGCTGGTGGCGAGATGGCCCCAGAGCTTGAAGCTTCTGCCGAGGAAGATACTGCTGAACTAGGTGCAGAGCCAGTCGAGCCACTAGATCTAGATGAAGATCTCGATCTATCCGGACTTTTTATTGAAGAATTAATAGAAGAGCTTGTTGTTGATATGGATACATCACCAGCAGGCTTCTCTTCACTCGGTGGCGCTTACAATAGTGTGATGCAAGCAAATAATGATGCTATTGCAGCCGCTAAGGAAGCACACCTTGAGGAAGAAGAGGAAGAGGAGATTGAAGAAGATACCGCACCAGATGTTGTGCCGGTTGAACTTCATGAGGCAAAGATCTCCGAACTTACAGAATCTAACAGAGAGCTTCGTGCTCTCATTGTTGAAGCAAGGGATCAGCTTACAAAGCTGAATCTTGATAACGCCAAGCTTGTTTATCAAAACAAGGCTTTGAATAGCATCTCCCTGAATGAGCGACAAAAAGCACAAATTGTCGAAGCTGTTCAGACTGCCAATTCTGTTGAAGAAGCAAGTATGATTTTTGAAACAATTCAAAACGCAGTGGGGAACACTCCTGATCAGAGAACACGTCCACAAACACTACGTGAAGCAGTTCAAAGACCTACGTCGCTTTTGATCAATTCTAAGAGAAACAACGAGGCAACTAAGGACCCAACTATGGGTCGTATGCTGCGTTTAGCAGGTTTGAATAAATAAACAATAACATTCAGGAGGTATATTAAAAATGTCTATTGTACAAAGATTGACAGAAGGTATCGTCAATCGTGACCTCTCGACCGAGGGTGCTGCACTCATTTCCAAGTGGGAGCAGACCGGTCTTCTTGAGGGCATCTCTGATGATACACAGAGAAACGGTATGGCCCGTTTGCTTGAGAATCAGGCAAAGGAGCTTCTCCGTGAGTCTTCCAGCATGTCTGCTGGTGACGTAGAGGGTTTTGCCGCTGTTGCATTCCCACTTGTACGCCGTGTATTCGGTTCCTTGATCGCTAACGATCTCGTTAGCGTTCAGCCAATGAGCCTTCCATCAGGTCTCATTTTCTTCCTTGACTTCGCCTTTGGTGGTACTAACAACTCTACTGGTGATCGTCTTGGCAACCCATTCGATACATCACTCTACGGTGGTGGGCGAGTTGGTTCTCAGGTCACCGGCGGTGTTCTCCTAGATGGTGTTAACGCCGAGCGTGGTCCATACGCCCTTAACAACGGTTACGCTTCCCCAACAGGCTCAGTTGCTGTTACCATTACGGTTCAGGCTTCTGGCACAGTTGGCGATGACGGTATCTTCGTTCAGGACGGCGGCACAGCCGGCTACACAGATCAGTCTATTCTACTATATGATGCTGATCTAGTGTCTGGTTCTGAGATCGCTATTGGTACAATTGCTAAGTCTGACCTTGAGTCAGCTGGCGTTGACTTCAACTTTGATGACTACGTCGCTCTCACACTTATTAGCACTGGTGTAGGTACACAGGTTCGTCGCCTTACCCGCGAAGATCCTAACGACGAGGATCAGGTTGTCCTCACACTCTTCGGCGCCGCCGGCGCAGATGTCAGTGGTGCTCTAGACGCTGTTGTATCCGCTTCTATTCCACTTGCTGATAACTTTGACGATGGTGGTGCCCTCGGTTCTGTCCAGGGTGCAGCTGAGTGGGGTCTAGAGAGCAATGAGAACATCCCTGAGATCGACATCAAGGTCGATTCCGTAGCAGTCACAGCTGTAACCAAGAAGCTCAAGGCTAAGTGGACACCAGAGTTGGGTCAAGACCTCAACGCTTACCACAACCTTGATGCCGAGGTTGAGCTTACTCAGATTCTTTCTGAGCAGATTGCTCTTGAGATCGATCGTGAGATCCTTGAGGATCTTGTCAAGGGTGCAACTGCCGGTACACGCTACTGGTCCCGCGTCCCAGGTCAGTTCCTCGATCGCGAGACTGGTCTAGTTGCCTCTGCTGGTGACTTCACCGGTAACGTATCCGAGTGGTACGAGACTCTCGTTGAGACAATCAACGATGTCTCCGCTCAGATCCACCGCAAGACTCTTCGCGGTGCTGCCAACTTCATCGTCTGCGGACCAGAAGTTGCCAACATCCTTGAGTTCACAGCTGGCTTCCGTGCAAACGTTACAGCCGATGCTGATCGCGGTGATATCGGTGCTGTTAAGACTGGCTCCCTCTCCAAGAAGTTTGATGTTATGGTTGACCCATACTTCCCACGTCAGTTGATCCTCGTTGGTCGACGTGGCTCCAGCTTCCTTGAGAGCGGCTATGTGTACGCACCATACGTACCACTACAGACCACACCTACAATCTTCGGTGTAGAGGACTTCGTACCTCGTAAGGGTGTCATGACCCGTTACGCCAAGAAGATGGTCCGTCCGGACATGTACGGCTTGGTTGTCTGCAGAGGACTCGTATAGTCTTAGCCTGACTTAAGGTCAAAATAATGAAAGCCCTGCCTCTTTTGAGGTGGGGCTTTCTATTTATTAATAGAGCAAAAAGAGGATTCTTCTATGGCAATTCCAAATTTAAACCCCGCATCAACTTCAAATGCAAATATTCTTCCGGTTACGGGAGCAGCAGGCAGTGTCGCAACAACATTACCATTTGGTATTTATGCTGGTTCAACAGCATTTCTGTCAGGCGCAGCAGATCAAGTTGCTTATACATATAAGAAGCTGGGCGGTGACGTATTAGATATTGAATTGGCAGAAGGAAACGTATACGCTGCTTATGAAGAGGCGGTTTTAGAATACTCATACTTAGTAAACCTATTTCAAACAAAGAACTCTCTTTCTTCTTACCTTGGTGCCACAACAGGATCTTTTGATCAAGATGGACAAATCACATCAGGATCTTTGTCAGGATCTAATGTAGCTCTGCGTTATCCAAGATTTGATTATGGTTATGTTCGCAGAATCTCTGAAGGTCTTGCAACTGAAGCCGGGTTCGGTGGAACAACACCAATATATTCTGCATCGGTTGACAGAGTGGCCAACCAGCAAGATTATAATTTACAAACAATCATCTCTGCTTCTTCAGCAACCGATACTTCATCTTCTTTCTATCAACAGGTCGGAGATAAAAGGGTAACCATTAGAAAAGTATTCTTTAAGACACCACGAGCAATGTGGAGATTCTATGGTTACTACGGTGGGTTCTCAGTTGTAGGTAACTTAAGAACTTACGGTCAGTATGCTGACGACTCTACATTTGAGATTGTCCCAACTTGGCAGAACAAA